GAAGAGGCCGCGGCAATCGCCTATTTCCAAAGTCAAGGATGGACGAGGGAGCAAGCGGTCGGCCTGGCTGCAAACATCAAGCGGGAATCCGCCTTTGACCCCACGGCCGTGGGCGATAACGGCCGGGCATACGGGCTTGCGCAATGGCACCCTGACCGGCAAGCCGAATTCCAAAAGCGGTTTGGTAAATCCATCAAGGGGTCGACGCTGCAAGAGCAATTGGCCTTCATGCACTACGAATTGACGGAAGGCAACGAAAAGGGCGCCGGGGCGAAGTTGCGCCAGGCTCAAACGGCCGCCGACGCTGCCGGTATTGTCTCCCGGTACTACGAACGGCCCGCCGACGCTGCCGGAGAGGCCGCCAAACGCGGCCAAATGGCTATGGCTATGCTTGGGGGTGTCCCGGGCGCTTCGCGGGCCGCCATGGGCGCCGGAGCGGCATCCGTGGCCCAAGCGAATGCCCCGGCGAGTGCGGCCCCTGTATCCAGCAGCGTGCAAACTCACATTGGTGAAGTGAAGGTGTATTCCGCGGCCACGGATGCCGACGGTATTGCCCGGGATATGGGCAAATCCTTGGATTACCTTTTCACGTCCCAAGCAAACTACGGGTTGACCTGATATGGCATTGATCCCATTTCCCAACGTCCCGAAGCTGCCCGGCGTCCCCGCTATCCCGCGGTCGGCAAAGTTTCCGCCGGCCGCCCGCGTGGCCCTTGGATTGCTGCAGGGTGCGCTATGGCGCATCTTCCAAGTGCAAAACCAATGGGGCATTTTTGACAGCAAGGGTAAGCCCCTGGCCGACCCGCGGCGCTTTCAAGGGCTGGCCGGTGACTTGCTCAACACATTGGGGGGCACCACCGTGTCCACCGGCGCCTTGGATTACAGCAAGGAAACCAAGGTCGCGGACTTCCCCGTCGAGCGTGGCGGCTTCGCCAGCTACAACAAGGTCGAAACAGCCGCGGCGCCCGTGGTGACGCTGTGCATGAACGGCAACGAAGGGGACCGCAAAAAATTCCTTGATGCCATCGACAAGGCCACAAAGTCGACGGACCTTTACAGCGTAGTGACGCCGGAAGTGACCTATATCGACTATGCAATTGAGCGTTACAACTACCAGCGCCGAAGCTCCAAAGGGGCGACCCTGCTGATCGTGGATATTTCCTTGAAGGAAGTCCGCCAAGTATCCGCGCAATACGCCCAATCCAACAAAAACGGCCAGGTCGGGGACACAAAGGAAGCCGGCGCCACGCCTCAAGTCGATAGCGGTAAGGTGCAGGCCCAAACCCCCAAGGCTTCCACGCTCAAGAGCCTGGCGGACAAATTGCCGGGGCTGGCGAATAAGGCCGGTTCACTTTTGCAGGGGCTTTGATATGCAAGAAATTCCAATCCAGCCCGTCCCGTCCCAAATCACAAAGGTCGTTTTGGGTGCCCAAAACTGCCAAATCCTGATTTACCAAAAACCGCAAGGCATGTTTGTGGATATCAACGTGAACGGCGCCGATGTTGTCACGGGAGTTATTGCCCGCGACGCCGTGCCTTTGGTTTGCCGGGAATATGCGGGATTTTCCGGCAATCTGGTTTTCATCGACACGCAAGGAAGCGCCGACCCCGTTTATGACGGGCTGGGCTCCCGCTATTCCTTGGTCTACCTGACGGCGGAAGAATATGCCCTCATTCAGTGACAAAAAGCAATTGCGCTTCGTCATTACGCTGGGCACGGGTAAATTCGGCTCAAGCAATAATGACCAAATCATTTTGCAAGGCTTCCGGGCCGTGGCCGATATCGACAAAGCTGGTGGCATGATGATGGGCACCCTAAAGGCCCGCGTCTATGGTGTCCGGCAACAGGACATGAATAGCGTCACGACGCTGCAATGGAAGCCGGGAAAATTGATTCCCAACACCGTGGAGGTCTACGCCATCGACGGCGCCGCCGAAACGCAAGTTTTTGCCGGCAATATCGTGAATGCCTGGGCGGATTATCAAGGTATGCCCGACGTGTTTCTCCACATTCAAGCGCAAGCGGGATTCTTCAATCAATTGCAGCCGGTGAAGCCTCGCAGCTTCAAAGGTGCCGTCGACGTGCCGTCCGTCATGGCTCAAATTGCCCGCGACCTGGGCTACACCTTTGAAAATAACGGCGTCACCACGCAACTGGCGGACGTCTATTTACCAAACACGGGATTGGAACAGGCCAAAGACTTGGCACGGGCCGCCGGGTGCGACCTGTATCTCGACGACAAAATTCTCGCAATCACGCCCCCGAATGTGCCGCGTAAGGTCATTATTCCGCTACTTTCGCCAGCTTCCGGGCTGGTGGGGTATCCTACCTTTGACGGCGTGGGGGTCAATTTTCAAACGCTCTTCAATCCGTCCGTCGTCTTCGGGGGCTCCATCAAACTGGAAACGGACGTGCAGCAGGCGGCCGGAGAATGGGTCGTCACATCGGTCGCGCATCGTCTTGAATCAGAAAAGCCGGGCGGTGCCTGGTTTTCAAACGTAAGGGGTAACGCCAATGGCCTCGCAGTCACAAGCCGCTGACGGCGTAACCAGCGGCCAGCAACGGTCGCAAAGCACTTGGGGCGACTTCAACAATATTGCCTTTTTAGTGCAGCAGGCACTAGGGAAGATGCAAACCGCAACCCTGGTGCGCGTGGAGTCATGCACGAACGCCGGGGGTGTGTCCCCGGTAGGCTTCGTCGACGTCACGCCCTTGGTGAATCAGATTGACGCCCAAGGCAACCCGACGCCCCATGTGACCATCCATAACGTGCCGTACTTCCGGCTGCAGGGCGGTGCCAATGGGGTAATCATTGACCCGGTCGCCGGGGATATTGGCGTGTGCGTCTTTGCATCGCGGGATATCTCCAAGGTCAAGTCGACCAAAAAGCAGGCCAACCCGGGCAGCTTCCGGCAATACAGCTTTTCCGACGGCATGTACTTGGGCGGCATGCTCAATGGGACGCCGACGCAATATGTCCAATTCAGTGCCGCGGGTATCAAGATTCATTCCCCGACCGCCGTGGTGCTGGAAGCCCCCGACGTGCAAATCCTTGCCCAAACTGTGGAAATCAACGCCAGCGCCAGCGCAACGGTGACGACGCCAACTTTCACGGTCAACGGGGCCACGGTCCTGAATGGTACAGTTTCGCAAGCTGGCGGGGGTGCTGCAACCTTCTCCGGGTCCATGACGGTCGACGGCGACGTGACGGCACAGGGCACCAGCGTGCATAATCACGTTCACGGGGGCGTGCAGCCCGGAGGCGGAAACACAGGTGCGCCAGTATGACACGATTTAACACCCTGCTACTGGATCAAACCCAATGGGATTTGGTCATTGATAGCGCCGGCAATATTGCCATGGCGACGCCTGAATACGCCTTGGCGCAAGACGTTGCCAGCGCCGTGCGCCTGTTCCTGGGTGAACTTTGGTATGCCACTGAAAAGGGCATCCCGTATTGGGAAGACGTTTTGGGGCACCTTCCGCCCGCGTCTTTGTTGACTGGTTATATTGAAAAAGCAGCTTTGACGGTTCCCGGTGTTGTATCGGCGCAATGTATAATTTCAGCGTTTGAAGGTCGGGAAATTACGGGCCAAATTCAATTTATTGACGAAATGGGGGCCGCGAATGGCGTCACCTTCTAGCGTGCCGAAACTCAAATTCACGACCGCGGGTGTGACCGTACCCGCGGAAACTGACGTGCTGGCCGGCGTACAAGCCGACATGAATGCCGCTTTTGGCGGCGGGCTCAATCCTGCACTTGAAACCCCGCAAGGGCAATTGGCGTCGAGCCAAGCCGCCATTATCGGGGACAAAAACAACGAAATTGCCTACTTCGTCAATCAAGTCGACCCCCAATATTCCGACGGCCGCTTTCAGGATGCCATTGGGCGCATTTACTTCCTGACCCGCAAGCCGGCCACGGCGACCGCCGTAACGGCCACGCTTACCGGCCTTCCTGGCACTGTGGTGCCTGGGGGCACGCTGGCGCAAGACACAAGCGGCAACACTTATGCTTGCTCTGCCGACGCGACGATTGGGGTAACGGGCACGGTAAATGCTGAATTCCAGAATATCCAAACCGGCCCCATTCCGTGCGCTGCTGGCACCTTGACGCAAGTTTATCAAGCTGTGCCAG